CGGCTGGGTGGGCCCGAGGTATACACCTGTAGACCAAGGCGTCCTGAGGCAATCCCCGGGAGCCGGCGGTCCTGAGGCAAGGGCTACTATCACAAACTATCACGGCGGCCCCACGGCCGACCCCGGCTTGCCCTGGGCCCGCCTGGCGTGGGCGCAAAGTAAAGCCCCGGACACCTTGCGGCATCCGGGGCGGTCCGGCGTTGCAATGGGCGGGCAGGTTAGGCGGCGACCTCCTTACGCTTAGCCTTGCCGACGGGCGGCACGCTGGCTGTGGCAGTCGCGTGCTTCCGAAGGGTAGCGGCGAGCGTTTCCAGCGTTGACGCTAGCCCCTCCTTGCCGTCCCGGTCCAGCGTAGCGGCGACGCCCATAACGATATCGTGCAGCGTCTCGTGTACATTGTCCGCCGTGACGGAGACGCCGTCCGAAGTTTCCTTGCGGCCAACCTTGGCGGCCGGGGTGGGCTCAGGGGCGGCCGCGATGAATCCCTCGATGCTCCCGGCCGCCTTCACGGCATCGGCGATCTTCGCGGGGTCCGCCTTCGCCGGGTCCATGTCCGCCCGACGGCATGCCGAAGCGAATCGGCGGGCCTGCCCTTCGGTTGAGCACGGCACGATGCGATCCATGCGACCGGCCGCCAGCAATTGGGACACGCGTCCCTTATCCAGCATAGCGGCATCGTCGGACCCCATCGCGGCAGTGAAAGCACCGTAGAATCCGCCGGTGCTGCGCTTCCCGCCTGCGCTCCACACTTCGAACGCGGCGAGTATGGCCCGTGCGGCGTCCATTGTTCCCGCCGCAGCGGACCGCAGCAATCCCGCGGCCGTGCTGGCATGCTTCGTGAGTGTCGCGGCTTCCTTCCGGGAAAGCGGCTTGTCGGCCTTCTTCGTTTCGTTGTTCTTCGCCATTGTGCTTCCCGGCTTTCGCCGGGCTCCGTGTGAGTGTCCCCGGCGTCCGGCCGGGTCGGGTGAGGGTCGACCCCTCTACACCGTGAAGATACCCTATCCGGCTAGCATGTCAAGGGGATTCCGTCAGAATCCGAAAGAAACTCCCAAAGGGAGGCGGACGCCCGGGAACGGCCCTCAGTTTACAGTGTAAACCCCCGGCCTCCTCAGGCAATCCAGGATTCACGGCATGCCATTCACGACATCAATGTCGCATGTAGTGACCAGCGGTAACCCGGGGTGGCCAGCGGTGGCCGTGGGTGACCCGGGGTAGCCAGCAGTGGCCATGGGTGACCAAGGGTGCCATGGGGGAAATCGCCAACTGTCTAAATCACAACAGCGTTTCAGATTTTTGCACCAAATAGTCGGAGTCCAGGGTTATCCCTGAACAGCCCACGGATCCCCACCTCAAAGGTGCAGATCACATGCTCAGGCAGTTCGAGCCCATAGATCACCTGGATCGCTTCCAGAGCCTCGTGGAACAGGGTTGACTTCTGCTCCTCGATGGGTTGATCTGGGTTGATGTAGATCTTCGGTGAGGGGAAGTTCACGAACATCCCCAGTGCCTCTTTATCCGGACACTCTGAGAGCACGACGGGGATCGAGATACCGTGGATCAGTAGCCGGCTGGGCAAAGGGGACTTCCGGCGACCTGATGGCAAGCCTGCGGAGACTCGGGGAGTGGAAAGGGACTTCTTCCGGGTTCGCTGGGACCGTCGTGGCATCGTTCTGGATCTCCTCTTCGTTGGGGTTCAGCAGGAGCTCAAGCAGGGTCATCAGTAGTGCCCCGACGCCTCCATCGGCCATCCTACGCCGCCTGAAGGCACGAGCCTGGTCAGCAAAGGACCTTGGGTCATACGGGGTAGGCTCTCCGCCTCCGCTTTCTTCCTGCCCAGGTCCAACAGGTGGTTGGTCAGCCATCGAAAGATCCTTATCGCTTCGAGCGATTGTACTTGGGGGTAGTGATCTTCAGGTTAGCCATGGAATTGTTCATGGGGTTACCGTCAGTGTGGTCGATATCGTGTCCGTCCAAGGCAGCCTTGCCGTGCTTACGGATCATAAGACGACGGGCCTTGTTCCTGTTGGATCGGTTCCGTCGTTGCTCTGGCCGGCTGTGGTACTGCTCGTACTCCCTCTTGTAGTCCCGGGCCATTACTTCTTCTTGGCCTTCTTCTTGATCTTCAGGGCAGAGTTGGCAGTGGCCCAGGACGAGGACTCAGAGTACCCCTTCTTCTGGAGCTTCATGGCGAGATCATGGACCTTCTTGGGCATCTTGAGTTCCTTTTAGTGGAAGTTATAGTTCCTGATTGCCGAAGTGTATACAAATCGGCTAATCATCGACAATCAGATACAACTGTGTCGATTGAATCACCATGCCCTACAAGACCAGTACCTAGCACCAGTCTTGGGACCTGGATTGTCACAGTTGTGTCTAGCCCTGAAACTCTTACGACGAGCAGGGATGTTCTTCTTGATCTTCATGTTTGGGTCTCCAAACCGAACAACCTTCACTGAAGACCCATCCTTGACACACACCGCGGACTTCTTCGGACCTCCAGGGGTCCCCCAAGGCTTATTCAGGGACTTGCCCTGGCAAGCCGAAGAGATACGAAGTTTGCTGCGGTTGGCCATAAGTGTTTTGGGGTTGATGTGACAAAGTAACTACACTTATTCGTAAGTGTATACGTTTTATCACCTGTATATTCCTACGGTTATACCTAACCGCATACAGGTGTATTACTTAGGTCTCTCTAATCCATCTTCATTCTAGATCAGGTAGATTGCCCCCCTACCCCCCATTTCTGGGGTTTAGAGGGGTGACCTAGACCTAGAACTTCATTCTGAGTCAGGTGAGTTGCCCGAGGCGTCTTGTGCCTCCGTAAAGCCACCGAATTCCAGCTCCTCGAGAGAGTCGGGGATCTTGTCGAATAACTGCCGCATGACCTTGGCAACATCCTGGGATGACTTCTGATCCAGCAGGTACTCCTCGTAGGCCGACAGGGCCATCAGGGCATCCCATGCCAGTCTCTTGTATCGCTCCTCGATGGTCGTCAGGCGGTTCAGAAGTTCACGTTGGTCCATAGGTCTCCTCCTGGAGGTGGTCTCTTGATGGAGTTCTCCATGAACCTGTCCAATTCCACTCTCAGACGGTCTTCACGGTGTTCCGCGATCTTCTTCTCGGCATCTTGGGCCATCTGTTGGACCCAGTAGCCCACCGCCATGCTCAGGACATCCAGCCGGTCATCGTGATCCAAGGCCCTCTTGGACTTGCTGATGCGGCTCATCTGGTACATCAACTGATAACTGAGGGCCTTCTCCGTGGGGTACTTGCGGGTGGACTCGTAGTCCCCCTCAATGACCTTGCGGTCGATCACCAGCCGGTGCTGGTTCATCACGGGTTCCAAGGTGTCGATGATCCGTCGTTCCTTCTGGATCGAATGACGGACCCCCTCGACGGTTACCGGGTGGATCTTCATCAGGTACGGCTTCAGGAGTTCATCGAACATGCCGTCACCAAAGTTGGACTCGATGATCAGGTGGTTGACCTTGTGGTCCTTGGCCAACTTGGCCAGTTCCGATAATGTCTCTGGTGCATACCCACCCAGCAGACCTCCACAGGCCGTCACATACAGGAACCCGTTTAGCATCTTTACGACCGCGTAGGCCGTTTCGTCGCTTCCCCGGCCCGAGGGGTCCACCGCCATCACGGAGCCCGTATAGGGCATCCAGGAGCCTATAAAGGCCATTGGCCTGTAGTAGCGATCCCCGTTGAATCCAACACATGGAAGGTCAGATAACACAAGGGATGGATCCCCAGCCCACACTGGCTTCTCAGGAGCAGCGTCCCCGTTCAAGGACATGACCATCAGGTCAGTCAACTTCAGGGGGTACCTGTCGTAATCAGACAGGCTGGTATCCAACATGAACTGAAGATTGAACCCCGACCGCCCATAGGCAGCCTCGCGTTCCCTCAATTCGTGGTCATCAAATCGCCTTGGGTCAACTGGGGTGTTCTCCAGTTCCGGAGTTGACTCCAAGGCATTCCGAATATCAGGAGCCAGACGAGAGCCATACGCGACTCTTTGCTTCGAGTCCGGGTATCGGGCCGGCCAGACCCTGATCTCATACCCCCGCTCCGGAAGCAGGTTGTAGATGCTCTGGTCAGTCTGGGGGGTACCAAGGTACACAATGTGGCCGCCGGGCTTGACGACGGCCTCAAACTCCTTGATGGTCTCGCCAAGCTTGTCTCTCAGAGTGACCGTGGCCGAGTTGTTCAGACTCTCGACATCGTCCGCAATGATCAGGTCAGCACGGCTACCAGTGATCTGCGAAGTGATGCCCTTGGACACCACGGACGGAGCGTGGCTGGCCGAGGCAGGGCCGACATCAAAGGCAACCTTGGAACTCCGCTGGTTCTCCTTGGGCCGCAGGTGCTGCAACATCGGCATCTCATCGATGAGCCGCAGGGTAAAGGTGGAGAAGTCATCGGATCGCTGCTTGCTGGCAGAGACCACCAGGATGTTCTTGTTGGGGTCCAACAGCAGCGTGTGAACCACATAGGCCGAGGTGATCCAGCTCTTGCCTACACCACGACACGCCTCCACAATGCGACGCTTGGGACCATTCTGGAGGTACTCGGCAATCTGGTACTGAGTCGGGGTCGG